TACCACGACCTGCCTCTTCATTCATTGCCATTGTCATAGCATTTGTTGGAGCCATAGTCGGATCTGCGTAGTCCACGTTAGGGACATTTGCAGCCGGAGCATTCATGTTGTTGGTGTTACGAGCCGCTTCTTGATTTGGATTATTAACAGTAAAGTCTGTCGAAGTACTCAATACTGGTTTCGACATAGGGTTGTTAATATTGTTAGCATTCTGCTCTTCTGTAAAAGCGTCGAGACCAGTCATGTTTGGCGTAGTATAAGATGGTCTTCCAAGTGCCATGTCCACGTCTGAAGGGTTTGACACTTGAGATAAGGCCGCCTGTTGTGCGCTTGAGAGGTTGTTTTTAGCGTTTGTGTACTGGTTAAGAACAGGACCACTTACGTCACCTTCTGCAGCACCAACAATACGCTCCATTGTGTTCAAATCTTTTTGAGCAGTTTGGACTGGAGCGGCAATACTTTTATTGTACGCATCTTGAGCCATGGATTGGATGTTTGCGCCTTGAGAAATCATTTGGCTAGTTGGATCACCCTCTACTGCCTTAACTGCGCCAGTTTTTGGGTTGTACATGACACTTGCGGCACTAATACCACCGTTAGGACCTCCAACCATAACTCTTTCGAAGCCTTGACTAGGGTCTGTCGCTTCCATGTTTGCTCCAATAGGAACTCCATAAGCGTCAAAGCCTCCTGCAAGCACCGGACTAGCCTGATTATTCGTTTGTTGATCTAATACAGGTGCAGAAGTTGCAGAAGGATTTCCATAAAGAGAAATCATACCGTCCTTTGTATTTTGATCAAGATTGCTCCACCACTGGTTTGGATCTCCAGTTACCTGATTGCCAAAAGCAGACTGAAACTGAGGATTATTTCGAATTATGTCCCACTGTTCCATCAGACAAATCCTCTCCTCGTAAAGCCTTTCCCACCAAACAGAGGATCGAACATTGAACTTTCGCCTAAACCGTCAGGGAAATACTTCTGTTGGAAACCAAAGCCACTACCTGCCGCGCCAATAGCACTTTGCAAAGGATCTGCTTTGTTGATTTGTGCTGTATTAGAAGTCCTACCGCCTTGAGCAAGTATGCCTTGGCCGTATCTTTCGCGCATATCGAACTCAAAGTCTCGATCACCCTCAAACCTGTTACGCATATCGTTCAATCGGTTCTGCTCTTGCTGTTGTAGGAAGTTTCCGGCGTTCATACCGAAGTTAGCACCCTCACCCATGGTATTCATGCCCGTGCCGTATGCGTCCATGATGCCTTGGTTTGCTTGTCCGGCTGCATTTAGGGCATCTCCTCGATCTGAGAACTGCCTTGCTTGCTGTTGAAGAGATCTATCGATCAGTTGGTTCTGTAGACCTGTTCGAACATCAGACGCACGATCATCAAAGTCACGTCTAGCTATGGCATCAGCCACACCTGCACGACTTGAGTTCATGTTTCCGGTTCCAGAGGCATTCAGATTGCCCTGTTGTAGGCTCGAGTCCAAGTTTCTTCGGCTATCACGAAGGGCTACGTCTGCTAATGAGTCCACATTGTTGTTGGCGTAGTTCATGGCAGTCGCCATGCGGTCATTACCTGCACTATCAGCCATTCCCATGTACTGGTCGTAGAGTGCGTTTGCATTACCGCCGAAACCACCAGTCTGAGACATGATATTGGCACCTTGGTTCTGCATGGTATTTCCGAATTGGCCCATATTGTTGGCTGTATCTACGCTAAACTGGTTAGGTCCTGCTAAAGTTTGACCTTGGTAGTTGCCTGTCGATAGTACTCCACCTAAAGCAGAGTCTGCAGCACCTAAGTTACTCTCGACATATGGTCTGTACATATTGAAACTTGCCATATTAGCGGCGTTGGCTCTGTCCTGTGATTTGGCTTGCCTATTGGCTCCCATAAGGCCCATAGCGCCACCTATTATTGCGCCCCACATATTCAAATTCCTTTCTATGTTATGTCGATGGATCGCCAGTTGGCCCCATCGTAGACAACTAAACCGCTGTATCCGTTACTAAGAGGGTCCCATGGTGATATTGCATATCGAACCATACCCTTCCGTTTACTTTCGGGTTCTTGGTCAGTCACAGTTATTGCTGCGTCTGTTAAAGTCCTTATTGACGTCTCTATCTCTCTTAGTTGATCTTGAACGTAAGGACCTAGTTGATCTTGATTGATTGTTGGTGTTGGCCTTCGAACATAATTCTTGACCAAGACATTTAGTAAGTCAGAGATAGCCATAAACTACCTCCTTCCTGTGATAAGCACATTTACATCCATACCAGAGAACGAAAAGTCCTTCAGTGTGGTAGACGCTAATTTGTAACTAAGGTATCTACCAGAGATCCTAGTGTCTACTTTGTACTCTGTATTTGAATTGAAGGTAATTGCTGTACCATAGTTTGGGGTACTAGTTGGTATATCAGCGGCTCCAAATGTAAACTGAAAGTTACCATCCGAGTTCGGTGTGATCATTTGTGGGTAGAACGTATTGACCACTTTGTAGCCTGATAGCGGAGTCCCTTGTTCATCCAGATCTATGCCTGTTCGCTCTAGGAAAGCAGGTTGACTGACATTTGTGTCAGTACCCTCAGTAAGTGAGCCTAAATCAGGAAAATCGAGGCCATAAAGCGTTGATTTAGTTACACCAGTCATTGATGCAGAAAACATTACAGCATGACGTTTGAACTCGGACTCTTGGCTCAAATAGGTTCCACCTGAGTTTGCATAAGTCAAACTAGGATCTACTGTCGCATAGGATTCTACTGACGATATGTTGGCAGTACTTCCACTTACTACATTAGGTAAGTCTTGGAAGGTCCAAGTGTCCTCTTTGTAGTTGTAGACGGCTGCTCGATTACATTTGTCCCCATCTCCAAAGACTGCTAGGTCGTCGCCCGAGTGGTAACAGAAGTAAACCTCTTCTAAGGCTGCATTATGCAACACAAAGCACTGACCCTTTTTACTGTAGTCAATACCGTTAAAGATGTAGTCTCGGACGCGACCATCGCAAATAGACTGCCTAGAGTTTCCATCAGTGACATAGATGTCATCAAAGTCGAACACATAGTGCTTGCCCATTACCTCGACAATGCAGTTCTGGCTTATGACCCCTGCGTCATCGAATAGTTTACGAAAGTTGAATATGAACGAACCGCCTACAAACTCCATCATCCACACTTGCCCAGACGAATAGATCAAGAAGTTGGAACCTAAAGTGGCTCCGTCAACGATAGGTGTCTTCATCTGTACGAGGTCATTAAAACCTGCAGACTCTGTGGTGTCAGTTTCGTCCCAAGTACTTGGAACACTGTTTGATAATGCGGTGGTACTAAAGCGAACCCTGTTTCTATGTTCGACACCGCTTTCTGTAGTATTTAATGCAATCAGGAAGTCACCAAACGAACGCAAAGCAGTAGTCCTAAGTGTCGAGGGCCAGTTCGGTAGATTCGTAAAGTTGGAAGCACTAGAAGTTCTGTGGACAGGAACCTTATCACTACGGTTTACATAGACGACGTTTGCTAAGTTAGTTGCAGTGATTTCTGTAGATACAGACTGCGTACTTGCTGCAAGTCTTGAGGTGTAGGAGCCATTAGTAAACTCTTTGATCTGTAAGGTATCATCAACCACCAGTACAGAATCATAGCCACTAGACGCACTCACACCATAAATAAACATGGGGTTGGCGACTTGGCTGTTAGGACTAACGTCCCTAAAGACTGGCCCATGGCTGACTTTGCCTTCGTTGAATCTGACGTTCTTGCCGCGACTGAAGCCATTTATTGGAAGGTTGTAGGGGTCAACGTCAGTGACCACACCTACAGACCCAAGTCCTCGGATTGGTAGATTAGGCACTACACCCACTCCTCTATATGTATATACAAATGTTATTACGGATCAGACGTCCTCGGCCCACTTGTAGCATGTGTACTGCCTGATGACCCAACCTTGCTGTTCGATCTGTATGATCCCACCGCCGAGGCTCGTTAAACACGCCTGTTCATCTGTAAAGATCTTGTGGTTGCCGAAGGTCTTGCACTCGCTTGCTGAAAGCGAACATGCGAATATTATGGCACTAAACATCACTCTTTTCCCATCCAGATAGCGAAGGCTCCTGTGGCAGCCCCCATCACTACGGATACTAACGCTGACTGTTGTGTCGTAGGCTCTGGGAGGTTCATAAACCACTCCACCACCCTCCAACTCATGATGGTAAAAGCGATCATCATAAACCGAGGCCATATCTTCCAGTCATCTAAAAAAGTTCTAACTCGTTCTACCATGGCTATCTCAATTCTCGAATGCGTCAGAGAGGAGGATGATCTCCAGTTTCTGTACGGCTAACTGCAGTTCATTGGTGGTACTTATGTTCCAACCAACGAGCGCGAGTATGGCAGAGGCCATCACTCCGGCTAAAAGTTTACTGTCCATATCAGATACCCATGACTATCCACCACAGTTTCACACCTGTGGCATTGTCACTATATATGGTCATTCCTGATGTCGTGTAACTGTGATTGATTGTGGTTGACTGATAGTTTTGAGTATTACAAAGCAACTGAGCCGAGGCCCAAACCACATTACTGGTGAAAGCAGGAGAGAATGTGACCGCCTGTGTCCCAGACGATGGATCAATCTGCCCCCACTGGATCATAAAGTTGTTAGAGAACTTGATGTACCCTTCAGTTCCAGTGAAGTCACTGGCAGATACAGATAGACCACTGCTAGACGCTACCGCAGAAGCGATAGCCGTAATGTGACCAAAAGAGTCCAAGGTTATGTCTTGGATGAAGGTACTACCAGTGTTGTTTACAGATGCTTGACCAGATCCGGCTGCGTGACTGATGGTTCGGTTAGCCGCAAGACTACCACCACCTGACAAACCACTCCCTGCAGTAAGAGTTCGGGCTGTAGTAACCTTACCGTCTAACTGTGTCTGGATGTTGCTTGTGACGCCTGACAAGTGGCCTACGTTGGCACTCGTTACACTGGCTGCCGCCTGACCACTCATGAGGTTTAGGTCGGCTGTATTACCTGTGTATCCGGCAAGCGTACTAAGTTCTGAATGACTTGCAGTTATGGCTCCGGTTACGTTTGGTAACGTAGCTTTCACCGCTGACTTAATGAGACGTATGTGGTCGTCAGCCTGTGCGAGACCGTCAGTGGCTACAGGGTTCGAAGAGTTCAGTCCGTCGATGAAAGATGCAGTTTCTAAGGCCATCTTGAAGTTCCTTTTGTATTCTTTGTTTTTCAAAAGTAGCCGCTGCTTTAAAGAGACGGACTACAACAACAACAACAACGACCTTTAGTCTACTTTTTGAAATTGGGTCTTTTTGTTGGTGCGTGGGGGTTACTTTTTGACTAGGGAACCTAAGTTTTTCTAGGTCGATCCTGTAAGTGTCTGTTTTTACTTGTGTTGTCTGGTAGAGGACAGAATATCCTCAGAGATCTGGTAGTAATCGAAGGTAGCAGCCGGAGACATTAGGACATTAGCAAAACTTATCTGGCTAGAGGCTATTTCTTTTAGACACAGATAG